CATAAGGCAACAACTTTGCATTATATCCTAATGATAAATCTCTAAACTCATCAGATATTGCTCTATTGCCGTCCTCATCTTCGGGTGCAATTCGATCGATAAGGTTTTTATCGTGTATTACCAAATTGCATAAGATATTATCGCCTTCACGTCTGCCGACATCTAATATCGTTCCCATTCCATATTCTCGTATGTTTTCGCTTGTTACCATCTCTTGCGGATGTTCCAAAGTGATTGGTTTACCTTTCAAACTTTCCAAGCTATCTTCTGCGAAAATATATTCCTCTTTGCGGTGAACTTTTACAATCCTATTGCCATCGGCAAACCCAAGTTCACTCCCCCTGTAAATCTGAATTCCTACATTACCTACAATTGCGTCAATACAATATAGATACCCAGTGCTTTTGTCATAATCTATATGGTCTGATAACTTGACCTTATAGGTAAACTGACCGACACTATCCTTGATGTTGTAATTGACTATCCCATAGTCTTTGTTTCCTACAATCATCTATATCACCAACCTTTATTTTTTATCCTTTTCAGGATTGAGATTTTGATTTTTTAGTGGTTTCTTTTTGACTTGTGGGTCGCCACCTTTTAATTTGCCCTCTATTTTACTTTGTGGACTTGAAACCCCAGCAAGACCTTTTTCATCATCGCCTTTTAACTGATTAAGTGTTTTGGCAACTTCAATTTGGTCGCTATTCGATGTTTCAAAATTGCCTGATTTGGCGTTGTTCAATACATATTCACGATATTTTTCGTTAATGTTTTGTGATAAATACGATGGGTCTTTACCAATAACATCAGTCATCTTAATAGAACTTGCCTTATCTATTGCACCAATTTCATATAGATTCTTTATTGTCTTAGAGTTGATTTCTGCCATTTCAGCACGTTCTTTTTGTGTTTGATTTTCGATAGGGTTGAACGAATACATTAGGTTTTTAATAGTCCTGCCTATCTCACTTTTAATAATAACCGCCAATTCAACATCATACCAATCTCTAACAATACGATTTTGATTATCTACTAACTCGGTATGACTGGCCATATAAGATTTGTCCTCATCATCGCCTTCGCTTGTTGGAAAGAATAACCCCACTGGAACACGATATGCACCTGCAACCCTGCTATTATTGATTCTTAATATCTCATTCATACCAGCAAAATTGCTCGATACAAATTGGAAATCGTCTTTATCATCAATTGGAATTACATTATTTGCACTACCGTTTTTCATCAATGCCATTCTTGCCTCAAAACGATTTAAGACATTCTCGTTAACTTGGGTTGCCAAAGCCAAACCGTTGATTTTCAATACTCCAATATTATTCTTCTCAGCGCTCTTTGTAACCGCTCCCCATAACCTACTATCTTTTGATAAGTCATTCCAAGCAACTTCAATACTTGATGGACCCCAAAATCTTTCAATTTGTGTTTCAATGAATGATGGTTGGTCTTCGTTGTAAAGCAACAATCTGCTTGCGTGAACTAAAAACTCACCTCTTGTTTGGTCGCCTGCAAGCCCACCGCTTAAATTAACATGGTAATACATTGGCATACCAATTTTGTTTGCTTTACTGAAGCCTGTTCCTGGTCCTACTTTTTTGATAAGCCCTTTATCTAACGCTGGTTCTACTTGAAACCATCTAGCAAGTGGTTTAACGCCAAGATATGAGCCTTTTTTAATATCTTTTATAATCAATGGTTTTTTTAAACTCTCTGGGTCTTGTTGGTCTGAAAACCACATTAGCCCAGCTGAACCACCGTATATATACCCTTTCGATAATACATCTCTTTTAGCCCCATATTGCTTTTTCAAAAACTCGTGTACTATCAACTCTTCTTCTGACGACAACTGATTTCTTGGGCTATTTAAGTCAATTCCATTCTGCAAAGCTTTTGTAGCAAGATATTTTGAAGCTTTTCTTACATATGGATTTGACCTAGATAAAGCGTCAATAGCCGGTATATTGAAAGTAATCCAACGTGAATTTCTAATACCTATAGCCCTATTTGGATCCATTGAGCCTGTATTTGTCAAAGGCAAGTCAGAAATGCTGTCAAATAACATACTGCTTTGTTTATCTTTATCATAATAAAAATTATATTGCATATTTAATTGATTATCCGCCACTTTATCTAATAACTCTGTTGTTATAACTGGTATATCATGAGAAGAAATCGGAGTTTCCGTTCGCGAAGAATTGTTCTTCTTCTTGCTCGTAGAAGTTTGGTTCTTGTCTGCCAAAAAGGCTGGCAAGCGCCCTTTCCACGTTCCGTTCTTCACTTTTCTCATTACCATTTCTCGATAACTCGCTTCTCTCATTCTTTTTCTCCTCGTTATCATATTCCCACATTGATGGTCTTATTCCTAATGTGTTAACTGCGTATTTTAATAAAACTACTAAGTCATCATTTAATGTCGGTAACTTATCTTTGCCGCTCTTGTCATCTTTAACATAAGCATATGAACCAACTTGATGTATTAAATTTGTCAAACTCTCATGTATATGAATCTTTAACTTAGCAAATGCTGTTTGAACTAAAGGAATACCTCTTAATTCTCTTGCGGTTATTTCTTCGCTAATCTCTTTATCTTTTCTGTCCGTTGCCCAGTTTTGGTTATTCGCCTCATAAACCGAGAACCCAAAATTCTGTATAAACTCAATTAATTCTGGTTTACTTGGGTCGATAATCACAAACTCCGGGCTCGCTCTATCTTTAGCACCTCTGACTATTTTTAAAAACTCCATATAAATCGTAGCAAGTGATTTTTGACCTATATACTCTGTTTTGAAATCAATAAGCCTTTCTTGTAAAAACCAAAGTTCACCATGCACTAAGTCAACCGCGCCATCTAATATTCCTGTTGGATGATTAAAACCCGGATCGATTAAAACAACTCTTAATTTCCCTGACCAATCGAACTCTTGAATATCACCAGTAAAAATGTTTGCGTTTGTAAAAGTATCATAAATTGCGCCTTCTGCTGAACGTCTTAAACCGATTATGTCTTGATCGTGGCCCGCTGTTCCCGGCGCACGACTATTTTTGTAATTGTTCCTTTGCATTTCTGTCATATGTAAATTGTCATCCACATTAAAATGAGCATAGTAGAAGTTATAAGCGTTATAAATATGATTAGGGTTATCTCCGCCCCTAACAAACTCAACAACTGACTTCATAGACTTTTGTAACAAATATTTATCTTTATATTTTTTATAAAATTGCTCTTTTAGAGAATTATACTCGCCTTGAAAATCAAAATCATCGTTCATTTTTGCTTGCTCTTTAAGGTTTTCTACTCTTTCGAGGTAATTTTGGTAATCATTACGCTCATAATCTTCTCTAAATATGTAATCAGCTGCGAAATCTTCTACTGAATAATTGCGAATTATCTTATCAAATTCATAATTTATATTTAACATCGTTTCGTTAAGGATAATTTGATATTTTGTCGGTAATTCACCTATATTTGTAACAGCAAAATCTCTCAAATAACCATTTATTATCTTTCGTTTCTCTTTATCTCTATCTTTTAATAAACGATTTTTGAGTTGTTCAAATGTTTCTTTATAATTATCACGAACATATTCCATTTCCTTGATATTTTCAATCGTTGTTAATCTTGGTTTTTCAACTTCAATATAAAATCTTGCACTCTCACCTTTAGGGTTCTGAGTTGTTATGATTAAAGGTTGTCTTGTGGACGCAATACGGTCATCGGCTTCACTAATTCCATTAGGGTGCTGATTCAATGCTTCGTTTACATACACAGAACCAAGAGTAAACCCTTGAAACTTGTTCTTATCATTCTCTTTTTCATTTCCATAGAATAATATTTGCTTTTCAAGCCCATAATTGTCAAGGAACTTATATACACCACGTTGTGCGCCATTTATCGTTTCTCTAACGAATACCCCATGTGGTATTAAAAAATATATACCAAAGCCATTACTCATCAAAACTGTTCTCAAAACATGTTCTAATGATGAACCTAACGCAAGATGTAACCGCTCAGGACATACCATAAGGTATTTAGCCCAACCAAATAATCCATATATATCCTTGCCGCCTCTTTTACCGCCCTCTATCTCTATAAAACGATAATTGCCACTCAAAATTGCATTGACTAATTCTCTTGGCTTTTTATGTAAAGGCATACCGCCTTCCATATAAGGTTTATCAAGAGTCCCTTTAGCATATGGGGGCAACGGTCTATTTTGTGTATTGGTTTCTATTCCATCTCGTTGATCGAATACGGTCTCTATGATTTCTTTATATTCTGTCCGTGCATTTATGTATAAATCAAGTATCTCGGGGTCTAAATTTTGAATATCTAATCTTGTTTCTTCCATTTGATATTCACCTACTCATCCTCGTCCTCAACTATTTCAACCTCTGGTATCAAATCAAACGCTGAATTCTTAGAAACATCTTTAATTGCCTTAGTGCTTTCCTTGCCTCCGCCTTGCAAGAATACGTTTATTGCTTGTAGCCCTTGTGGTTTTTTCATACCTTTAATTTCAACAGCCACTCTACGATTCTGCATCGTGAAACTATCTCTTTCGTTTGACAAAGCATCAGATACTATCTTTTGTTCTAATAATTCGTTATCTCGATAACCGCCATTTGTTACGATTTCTCTCATTGATTTTGAGATTTCTTTAAGGTTATTGGTTTTCCAAATCATTGTTGCATGTCGTTTTAATTTCAAAAACAAAGACAACGAATCTGGGTCTATAACTTTATAGACTTCACTTATTTCGTTGCCTTCTTTATCATAACCAAGTATCTTGGTTTCTGCTTTATATAATTTTTTTACTACTGATTGGTTTTCATAACTTGCTAAAAAAGATATGAACGTATCATTCTCTGTATGTTTGCCACTATTTGGTTCAATATAGTCTTTGTCGATAAATAAAAGAACCATTCTTTGTTCTAACTCACCAAGTTCCATAAACTTTTGTGGTAAATCAAGAGATTGTTCGATTAAATGGTATTCATTTTCATAAAGTTCTAAATCGCCTTTAGTAATAGTTTCGAGGTGTTTTTGTTCGTTGTAATTATCTAACGCAGGAACAACTCGATTATTTGTATTGTCAAATACATCCATATATTACACCTCTCTATTTTATAAAATACCATTTTATTTTTAAAATTGCAACTGAATTATTAAATATTAGTTACAATTTTTTAATATTTACCTTAAAAAACGGCAAATATACATCATTTTTGCTTGAAATTAGGTCAAATTCATACTCATTCGTTTCTAAAAGACTATGATTACCACAATTTTCACATTCTAAAGCTTTAAATTGCAAACCAGCAAACGGATATGTACCTTTTTCTATAAATATATCATGTCCGCATTGAGCGCATACGAATATATCGCTATCAATGCTCTTGTATGTACTTGGTAAACTCTTTAACAATTTCCGCATAGTCATATCCATAAATTGATTCAATATATTTTCCTTGCAAGTCATGAATCAATATTGTAAATGTTTCTTTCTTTTCAAAATCCAAAGCTAAAATTGGTTTCATATAAAATTTTCCTTGTAAAACGCACATATTTTCAAGCAAAACTAACTCTTCATACGCTTTTTTGTTTATCAATCTTCTTTTCGTTGGCATATTATATCTTTAACCTCCCCTATAAAAAATACCCCAAATAAAATTCCTAAAAACATTATCGTGTATTTACCCTTAAACAACTCATACGTTTCCTCAAAGCCATATCCAAACCCGCTCCCGTACCTTATCGCTAGCAAGTCAAACATCACGTACTTTACCACCAAATTTATTACATACACTATTCCTATAGCTTTCCCAAAACTTACTATACCACCATATATCAAATCTCTTATATTTTCTCTCAACATCTATACTCCTCTTTTCCCATCTTTTCTTATCTTGCTCCATCTTGCCCTATTTCATTTTCTTCACCCCCAATTATATACCCCAATTCTATATCTGTCAAGTTATATGTCAAACTATCTGCGTGTGTGTTGTGTGAGTTTTTT